CACGCCCTCGCCGATCCCCAGGCTGTTCAGATAGTCCACGATTGCAGCCGCGATCGCCGCTTGCGCCGCCGAAGTGAAACCCGTCAATCCGTGTACGTTCAGCGACACATAGACCGGAACGTAGCCGAGCACGTCGAACGAAATCGGCATGATGATTGAGTTGTTGTTCGGGTCGGTGACGTTCACGGCGGTCGTGCCGTTCGTCTGGCACCCGATGCCGCGGTTGGAATAGATCGCCTGGGCGATATCCGCTGGCGTTCCACCCTCAACTACGCACGTGATCGAGTGAGCGGGATTGCCGTAAACGTCCACGTTCCCTGTGGGGTTTTCGTACACCTGCGACCGCGTCACGCCGGAGACGGCAGCGATCGCTGCCGCAGTCCCCGCCACGAGCGAGACGGAGGGCTTGGTCTGCGCGACCATCAGGCGCGCCCGGTATTGCGAGTCCGGCTCGACCGCCTGGCCCGGTATCGCCGCTGCCAGATTCGTGACTGAGGTCCATCCCGCGGTGGGTGTGCTGATGCTGGAGATGTCGCCCGGGTTGGCCGTGATGTTTCCCGCGTCCCGCGCCGTGGCGATGATCGCAACGGTACCGGATGAGCCGATCGTCGCTGGAGAAGCGACATCCCAGTAATTGCCGTTCACGTCGCGAACCATGCCGCTTGTGACCACCGCCCCCGGAGTTCCGGTGAGAGTCACGAGCGCGATCGAATGAGAGGCGGCCTTGCGGGCCGTCCCGATCAACTTCCCGAGGAGATCAAGGCTCGCCCCGATCGCGGTCTGCGGGTTGAAGGCGAGATAGAGCGCCTGGAGCGATTGGCCGAAGTCGCTCGCTTGCAGCGCCCGGACAGCGATGTCCTGGTAATCGGCGGCGTCGGTCCCCAGATAGACCGCGTTGCCGTAGATCCCCTGATATTGGCCGATCAGCCAAGCCAGGATGTCGGTATAGGTCGGGATCGTGAGTCCGGAGGCTCCGATGGTGGGGGGTGAATAGCTCATTGTGGGGATCTCTTTACTCCATCACGATGATGCGGCGCTTCGCTGTGTTTGCTGTATAGGTTAAGCGAAGCTGACCGTCCGCTCCAGCATCGGCACCTTCGGTGGTATGACCGGAGTCGGCAAGCCCACCCCCACTCCCTCCACCTGGAGGAGTTGTGGGAGAGCTCCCATAACCCGCCGGAACTGTTTTGCCGTTGCCACCATTGCCGCCATCTGTCACAGCGGTTGCCCCCGTTGAACTGGTAGCATCATTCCCATTCACCGTGGACCCCGCTGAACCTCCGCCGCCACCACCGCCAGTACCTGAATTGCTTCCACTTCCCCCCCTATATTTAACATCCCCAGTGCTATTCGAAGTAGTTCCCCCGGAGGCTCCTTGATTTGTGTTAAAAGCTGTACCTCCCGGAGCAGCAACTACAGTGGTTCCATTAAAGGAAGTGGCCGTCGCAGGAGTGTCGTAAACACCCCCGCGCCCTACGACATAACTGTATCCTGTTCCCGGTACTACCGTTACTACCGATCGAGCATATGCTCCTCCACCTCCACCACCTCCGTAAGGCTGACCAGGGTAATAGGCATATGACCCGCCGCCCCCACCACCCCATGCCTCAACCGTCACGCTGGTCACTCCAGGAGGGGCCGTCCAGGTTCCCGATCCGGCATATGTAAAAGTCTCGACGGTAGCGCTCAGTAAACCAGCCAACGCAAAGAAGACAGCTAGTAATCTCTTCATGGCGTCTCCTAGTAAGTCACCGTGTAATGTACGGAGACCCAGTGCGCCCCGCCGCCCGCTAAAACTGTCTGATAGCCAATGCTGTTACCATCTGCAAGCACATTCTCACCAGAAACGAAGGCCACGGTTCCAGAGGACTCTGTAGAAGTGCAGCTAAGGTTACTGGAAAACATACTCGCCGGACTACCATCGTCTTTCTGAAACTGCATGGTCAAGGCCGTGGTGCTGTCCGTTCGGCACCAAATCTTACCGATAGTCAGGTTGCCACCGGAATGGTTAGTCCAGATTATCGGTTGATCATCGGTATCTTGGAGTAGACCGCCAGTTCCACTCCCCGTCATCACGAATTGGTGCTCGTAGACGCTCATCTTCGACGGCGTTATCGTGTTGGCCGTGATGTCGGCAGCGACGACAGCGCCGAACGAAGGAGCGCCCGTAGCATTGCCGTGGAGCACCGTAGAAACGGTCCCGGTGTTGTTGGCAATGTTGCTCGCAGTGCCCGACGTGTTGGCAGCATTGTTGGGAATGTCGGCACTTACGAGAGCCCGAAAAGTAGGAGCTGCCGCGCTTCCTGACGCCGGACCCACAAAAACATAGTGTGCTGTCTGCGTACCGCTTAGGGTGGTCGCCGTGGCGGCGTTTCCAGAAATGCCGATTGGCCAGGTGCCTGTCGCTCCCGTCCCTGTGGTTGTAGGCGCTCCCACATCAGAGGCCGCCAGCGACACAACTCCGACGTATCCGTTGACCGACTGCACTGCGGACGACGGAGTTTGCAGAACCGTCCAGTCCGCCATCGTGCCCGCCGATCCGCCGTTTTGCACGTAGGTCTTTGATTCATCCGACCTGATGCAGATATCGCCCTGGTGAGCGCTGAGAGCCAATTGGGCCGCCTGGCTTGCCACCACGTAGATATTGGCAAAGGCCGCTTGACAGGCGGCGCTCGAGCCATCGACGTGAACGCAATCTCCCGCGCTGCCAGATACGAGCCCCGGAGCCCCGCTGGTGACCTTGACGGCACCCGTCCCAGAGAGGGCGGCCATGGCCCCTATTGTGCTTGGGGCGATCGCGTCTGCTTGCCCTGTGGCGTGCAGGTTCGCGTGAAGGGACGGCGCAAATTGCGTTGGGACTCCGCTCAGATCGGAATACGAGTACCTGGCCCAAATGGGGTCTGTGCCGTTGGATACGAGAGCGGAACCGCTCAGTCCAATCGGTAGCCGCGCAGCGGCGCTGGCATCTCGGTAGATCAAATCTCCGCGCGTGGTCATCGGGTTTGGGAAGGAGTTGTTCGCCAGCCACGTGAAGTTGCTATTGATGATCGCTGGAGAATCCTGCTTCCAGTACTCTCCGAGAATCGGAAGTATCGCATCCGGCGTAAGGCACACCGTGGTCGTGTTCGGAGGCAAACCACTACGAACGGCGATCTGTCCCGAGGTGCACTGCGAGAATGCTGGGACTGCCAGGAAAAGAAGTGCCGCTATGCTCCCGCCAATGTTCTTCATGATTTGCTCCTGACGTCTTGCTTCTGACGTCTTGCTCCTGACGATTTGCTCCTAAACGCTGTCCCAGGTTTCAACCGTGCTATCCCATGTGCCCGTCGAACTGTTCCACGTCTGGCCGCCGCCGGCGTTGGACTGCGGGGCGTTCGAAATCGCCACCGGACCGAATGCAGTCTTAACCACTGCAATGAAGGCGAACGTGCGCCCCGCGCGACCGTAGTTCACCTGGAGAGATTGGATTCCGGTCACGTGCGGTGTACCGAGAATCCGCCGGCGAAGAATAAACGCGACGCCCTGGCTGGTGATCGGATGCCCGAGCAGGCTTTGAAAGAGCGGCGTTCCTTCCAGTAGGTTTTCGAACCATTCCCCCTGGAGCAGCCGCAGCCGGGTGGACAGGATCTGCGCCACGGCGTCGATGTCGGCCGCGAAATTGGATAGCCCCGCTCCGCGCATTGGATCGCCCGCGCTGTTGAGTTTTCGTACCAGAATGGTTGCCATCGGGATCTTCAGGCCACGGGCCCGGACGTAGAAAGGCCGCCCTGGACGCCAGAATGGCGGTGGGCGAGGAACGCCTTCCCGTCGATGGTCGTCGTCGAGCCGAGGGTCACCGCGTTGGCTTGCACGGTAGCCGTCTCGGCTTCGATCGAAACCGTGTGCGCCTGCACCGAGACCTCGCCCGAACATTCGACCGCGACGGCGGGCGCCGTGACGGTGACCTGGCCGTCGGTGAGGTCGATAACCACGGTCCCGCCGTCGTTGCGGAGCTGCGCCGAGCTGGTTGAGTAGCCCGCAAGCCCGCGCGGCCTCGAGCGCAGACCGAAGATCGCCACCGCGTCCGAGAGGCTGTGCCGCCGCTGGCTGATTGGATTGTTATTCACCCCACCGTTCTGGAACCAGACGTCGAGCGGGGTATCCGCGAAAACCACCAGGCACTCGTCGCCCGGCTGAATCGGGAACGTCAGGTTCCAGCCGCCCGCGCCGGGCATCACCACCGGCACGTCCTGGAGCAAGGGCAGTTGCATGTCCTCGGTCTTCAGCGAGTAGACGGTTCCGCCCGTGTTCTGCTCAACGCGCTCGTTGGTCGCTACCAGCACCGAGACCGTGGCGGGCGGTCCGGGGTTGAACGACTGCACGACGGCCGGGAGGGCTACGCGCAGGGATTGATCGATCTTGGTCTCCAGATCCTGCGCGCGCGCAATCGAGGGAGTTAGGCGCTGCTCAAGCGTTAATCCGAAATTAGGCATTAGGTTGCGTGGCCCCCAGGAACCGCGGGAAGAAATCCATGACTACACCGTGAATCTCTGTGAACCAGTCATCGCCGCGGCCGCGCGTGTCACCGACGTGGCGGATGCCGGCGACGACATACTGACCGTTGGCGCTCGGAGCGGCGGGGAGATTCCCAATCTGCCGGGGAAATGGGTTGATGATCGTCCCCGGCGCGAGCTGCACCGTGTCGCCAATCTTTACGGCCGGGTCGAGCAGCACCCGGAACACCGCGCCATCCTGCGTTTGCTCGGGCACGCCGATGAGCGTCTTCTTGATCGGTCCTTTTTGCGGGCTCGTAGGGGAATACCCTTGTGGGTCCGGCGGTCCGTAGATGCAGTCCGACTCCTTCGGCGCGGAGTCAAAGGAGCGGATGTTCAAACCGTGGGCGCTCACCCACGGGAATACTCCGTTCTGCTTCGCGATCTGCCGGATCTGCTCGAGGGGCCGCCCATGGATAGCCTGCGCCCGAGGGCACGGCGCCTTACTGAGCTTCGCCCGGGAAGCTGCATCGATCTCGTTAATCGGGATCGGTGTGGTCGCCTGAGAGCAGATTTGCTCGATCGTGGTGAGGTCGGTCGTGTTTTTCGGGACCGCAAAACTGCAAAAGAGGTCCCCCGGAAGCCCCGTCGAGAGCCGCAGGAGGAGCTTGAAATCAACCACATTCTCGCGGAGCCACACGGGCTGGAGGATTCTCCCTTCGTAGATCACGCTTTTACTCGGGTTGAATTTCCCGGATCCGTCCGACTGGTAGCCGGCGCTGATCGTAACCGCATCCCCGAGCCGCATTTCAGCCCCAGGTTGCAGCATGGTCCCGAGCGTCGAGCCAAAGCCCGGGGTTCCCTTCCAGATCTGGGTTGCGGTCTCATTGGACAGGTTGTAAATGGTCACCTGCGCCATCCAGTAAGGCAGCAACATGCGCATGTCGGCGGAGAACGTGACACGCAGCGCCTCAGAAAACTGGTCGCTCGACAGCACCAGATGCGCGCCCTCCGACGTATCGACGGCGATGTGCCACGCGCGGCCGAAGTAGGGTAATGCCTGCGCGGAAGCCGTGGGAACGGAAGCCATTAATTGTCATCCCAGAGCAGTACGAAGCCGCTCCCGAGGTTAGATCGGAAGAGCGTCGTGTAGGGAAAGAGTGTAGCCTATCGTGGGGGGG